CCTTCATACTCTCCAATACAATCAACTCGTCCAGCAAGTCCAAGATACTCGGAGTAGAGTGTGCGTTCAATCGCATGAATATTATTTATCTTGTCCAGATAAGGTTTCGCATGATAGAACATAAACTTTGATATGGGTTGGTAGGTTTCCCACACAAGTTCTTTATTCTCCAAATAGTCCTGACAGACTTGGTGGAAATCAGTTCCTCTTGCTGTTGCTCTTTTTGTAATTCGGTTTGCCTCTTCAAGACCTACGCGCTTCCTCCACTTAACAAAAATCTCACGATTATAAAAAGAGGTAACAGAGGTAATAGAAGGAACCCACTTACCACTTGGCAAGTTGTACAAACGAATACTCTCTGTAGTCTTACAATTTAACTCAAGGTCACCCAAGTAATTATGATGAACAAATGTCATACACCGATTTCCATTTTTGCAATAATATATTCTTTAACAAATCCAGACCTTACAATATCATCTACACCAAATTCAACAATATCAATTGATGGCATTACTCTTAGTATTCTCATAAAATCAATGATACCATTCTTTTCATTTGTCTTTACCAAGTCAGATTGTGTGGCATCACCACAGAACATAATTTTAGAATCTTCACCAACACGAGTAATGATAGAATCAAGTTCGTGAAAGTTTAGATTCTGAAACTCATCTACAATAATGATTGATTTATCTAAAGTAGTTCCCCTAATAAAAGAAGTACTCCAAAAACTAATTGTTCCTTGAGTTTTAAGGTTACCATAAAGCATTTCAAAAGACGCTTCATCAGGCAACTCAAACATATACTTTACCATATTCTTGTAAGGAATTTGGTAAAGAGAGGATTTGTCTTCGTGATCACCAGGAAGAAAACCAATTTCTCTAGTAGCAACAAGTGAACGAACTATATAAATTTTTTCATATGGTGTTCTCTCATCTAAAACATCTCTAAGAGCATTATAAAGAGTAATAAAAGTTTTACCTGTACCAGCACATCCATACGCAACAAGATTTTGATTTTCTTTATAAGCATCAAAAAGTATTTCTTGATTCTTTGTAAGAGGTTCAATCACTCTCATTATATCTTGATTGATTGGCTTCTTGCGCTTCATTTGTCTAGCAGTCAATCCAACCCCAATTGGTTGTTCGTCTCTTCTTCTTCGTGACATATAAGTTTAAACCGGTTTTACATTAGATCCAGGAACTTTTGATGCCCGGTGAAGCACATCATTCCATCCAGGATGAGATTTTTTAAGTTTATCATAAATTTCACCCAGTTCTCCAGACGCAGGGCAAGTTGATGGGTCGGACCAATCACGATCCCAATCAGAGTTATCCTCTTTCCATTGTTCCCAGGCATGAACACTCAGAACAACTTCCTTATGTTCACCTGTAACTTTATTATAAACGGGATAAGTTGCCAAATTTAGTTCTCCATAGTATGTAAGAGTATTTATTCGAGAGTAATAGAAAGTGCATCATCACACTCAATGCAATCAATGCACTCATCAATATCAGGATTTTCCTTAAGAAAATTTTGAAAATCCTGTTCACTAAGAAGAACTTTAAATATATGACCAGTAAGATGGTCTTTTACGCACCAGATTTTCATAATTGATCAAGGAGAAAGTCGTGCTTTATGTAGTCGCTTCTCTTCATAATAACTGAAGATTTCCGGAACCCATTCTCTCATTACGGGGACCATACCTTCACAAAGTGCTTGGATTTCTACCTGAGCATCAAGTTTAGCACGAAGGTCAAGAAAGTGTAGAGCAGCACGGAGCGAGAACGAAACCACAAAGTTCTGGCGAATGTTTTGAGGAAGATAATCACGGAGATGTTCTTCTGCCATACCTCGTTGCTCATAACCCTCGGCATACCGCTCAGATGCCTCTAGACAGAACTTTAGTTGCCTTTCGTAGTCATCCTTAGTCCATTCATACTTATGCCCTTTACGGTCAAGGTAGAGACCTTCTGGGCGCACATAAAAGACCTCTTCAGGTTTCAGGTAACCAGTCGCAACCTTCAATACACGACGACCAGTATAACGCTGAGACTGAACATCAAAAGAAACTCCAACACGGTGAGTTCTTGCCTGAACCATTACATTATGAACAAACCCAACACAATCCAGAGAAATGGCAGGATGCTCCAGAGGTCCCCAGTGCCCCCTCTCATTTGCCAAAAGTTGCTCAATTACCCATTTACCACATTCCTTTTCTGCAGGGGGAAATTTGGTATGAATAGGGTCTTCACTATAATCATTCTTACCTGCCTGATAAACAAGAGTTTGTGGAAGTTGTGTCTGACGAATCATCACAACTTGCATATAACGGTCAAGTTCAAGAAGGTCTTTTGCTTTAATGGGTCTCATATTAATCATCATCTTCGTTGTAAATTTCGTCGTAATCTGTTAGGTAATTTGAAACTTCTTCATATTGTAAGTTAGTATCTGATATATAAAGTTCTGCTTTCAGACAATCCAATAGAGACTCAATGTTTCTTACTATAAGCTTTAAACGTTCTTTATCCATCTTTATCAACCTGAACAAAGGTAATTATACACAAAAAAAAGAGACCTGTCAAGGTCTCATCTCTCTATATAAGTCAGTTTATGATCGGTTGCATAGAGTTGTTGAATAATAATGTCACATCCAATTTTAGGATTTGAGTCTCCACAAGTGTAAACATCCACTGCTGCTCTACCTTCTTCTGGCCAAGTATGAATGCTTATATGACTTTCTGCCAATAGACAAACAACAGTAACTCCTTGAGGATCAAACTTTTTTGAAATTGTTTGTATTACAACAGCTCCACTTGCGATTGCTGCATTTTCTAATAAGTCTATAAGATAATACTCGTCATTCAAAAGAACAAACGAGCATCCATAAAGATTTAGTAAATAATGTTTACCCATTAATCTAGAGAATTATTCTCTGCTTCTTTGATCAATGAACTTACAATTGTTTCTGTTCCGTCCATTGTTTTAATTGTATAGAGTGATGATTTTTTATATTTTTTAATTTTTTTATATTGTTTGAGAAGTTTATCTATTTCATTATTAGAAATATTTATTTTTAATTCTTTTTCATCATCATTAGGGACAAATCCAAGACCACTTTTTTTTGTTTCTTCTTCCGAATCCACATAATCATTAATGATCTCTTGAATTTCTTCTCTGATAAGAGAATTTATTTGTGCCTTAAAAAGTTCAACACTCATTTTCCTTTCCGTTTCTTTTCTGGTTGTTTATATCCCCACATTCTTGGACTGATTCTTCCATAACCAAACTCAATTTTCTGAACTGCCCCTGAACCGTACATATCATAATAGAAGTCAAACAAATCAGATTTTTTCCCAGATCTAGTTAAATCAATATGAGTTTCTTCATTCACAACATACCAAATTAAGTATGCATCATCTGGAAAGGATGGGTCTTTAGATTTTTCAATGGTTGTTTTTTCAAGAAGAATTTCACATCCGTATTCATTGGAAGAAATCGGTTTCTCTTCTTTTTTGTTTTCTTCTACTTTCTTTTTCTGTGGTCTCTCTGGTGTCGCAGTAGTCATGAACGATTGCCCCACTGAATATCAGGAAAAGCTTCCTTTACATTTTCAAAAGTTACCTTGTAATTATCTGTAAGTTTCTTATCTTTTGTGAGAATTAATAGTTGTGCTTCTTTTGGATGAAGTCCTTGAAGAACATTAATAAACATCATCTCTCTGCGAATTGTTGAAAGTGTATCATTTCCACCTTTCACAAAGTGATAAAGGTTTTGATACTCTCTGCGAAGAGATGTACGTCCCCTTCCTTGAAGATCTTGAACAGTTGCGGATTCTCCACCAGCAACTTCTTTTGAAAGATTGTCTGAGAGAGATCCAGAGTAAACATTTTGATCCTTTACATCTCCATAAGGAACCTCTCCTGGTGGAAGAACCGAAATTACAGTGGAATCAAAATTCCAAATTAAAATTGCTTTAAGTGAATCATGTTCATAAGTTTTTAGAACTTCTACTTTTTTAGCATTACTTCTTTGTTTTGAAGCAAGTTCTAAAATTTCAAACACAAAAGGATTTGTTGGAAGAATTTCAATTGGTTTTTCAATCGTTGTCTTCGTCTTCGTTGTTGTCATAGTCATAATCGTTTTCAAAGTGTACAGCTACTATTTCGTCGGGAATTACATTACCATTTTCATCAAAGAATTCTGGATGTAGATAAGGAGGTCTGGATTCTAATACATGTCGGTAGGTTAACCATCCAATTATACTTCCTACCATAAAAAATAGTAAGGTGAACATTACACTGAATGCTACTACGTATACTGGTTCCATTATTCGTCTCCAGAAAGTTGATTTTTTCTAATGTCAAAATGAAATTCTATAAAGAAATGAAACTCTCGTTGAAAGAGAGAAATCATTTTACCAAACTTTACCTGAAAAGTTTTTGGTTCGGATTCTCTCCTCCTTTTATTTCTAAGTAATAATTCAATACCCCGATTGATCTCGGGTTCTGAATTATTTAGGTTGCTTCTTTCGTCTTCCTGGTCGTTTATCATGACTATACTTCCATGCATCTTCTAAAATACAATACAAATAATTTCGAATCTTTCTTACTTCTGGTTTGGAAATGTGTCCGTATCCTTCACGAAGTTGTTTGTGAACATTATCATCACCACCCTCAAGATAATCATCAAGGTCCATTACAAGATTACTGATTTCACTTGCAGTAGAACTCTCAATAAATTCTTCTATTTCTCTTCTTAGAATCCCTTTAATTTTTAAATAATCATAAAATTTCAATACAAACTTACCTTTAAAAGCAAGATCAATTGCTTGCTTCACATCATAATAAACTTCATGAAAGGTTGATTCCATTATACTATGTTTTGCTCCTGTAGATATCGGACAGTATCAGTGCATCCACCAAGTTGTTGTTCATCATTTAAAATAACTTGGGGGAATGTAGAACCTTCTCCAAACTCGGCATAAAAATCTTCACGATTAAAATGTTCTCCAAGTGTATAGACAACGTGCTCTAGGTTTGCTAATTGTAGCACCTGTTTGATTTGGGAGCAATAGGGGCAACCATCTTTGGAGTAAACTGTAAATTTCATAATACTAACTTGCGTTGCTTCTTCTGGGTCTATAAATGTATAAGTCTTGAGATTTTTCTGGTCTTATCCACTCATATAGTTTATATAGTTTTTCTTCTGTAAAAAAGTCTTGCGCGAAGAACCAATCTTCCCAATGGGTGTGTCCTTTGGATTGATTACAAGAGTGACAACAAGCAACTATATTTGTTTTAACATCAAGTCCACCTTTACATTGTGGAAGAATGTGATCGAGTGTAATGTTTTCTTCTGACCCACAATAAGCACACTTGTGTTCCCAGTGGTCTTTTATATTTGCCCTCCACATTCGTTTCGCTTCTGATTTATTTGTTGCTTGAAGATTAAACAAATAGTCCTTGAAGGAGTGTGGAGGAACCATAAGTATTTGCGACTTATGAATATTTAGATTAACATTTGAATGGTTCTTGCTGTCTATCTGGTAGTTTGATTTGTGGGAGTTGTTCCTGATGAGGAGCATATTCTCTAACATTAGACACGACAATGTTTGTGGTTGGAAGTTCTTTCGGCATTTCAATATCAAAAACTGTTCCCATCAGAAACGTTTTTCTGTTATAAGTACGATTAGCAGGATCAAAAGAAATCATTAGTAGTGCATCATTTTCATCACCACAATCTACAATTTTTCTTCCGGTATTTTTATTAATCACAGAAAAGTAATCTTCAGTATTATACTTGTTCATTATTAGGTTTCTCTTTCAGTATAAGTTTTTTGTGAATTTGATTGTACTTGGTTGGTGTATAGA